TGATCATTACCATCCATCATATCAATGTATGTAACAAACTTATATAATGAACCTTCGCCAGCTGCTGCCATCCATTGACCCGCTGCACCTATTAACCATTGTTGCTTTTGTAATTGTTCTTGAATAACTTGTGTGGCAGTTCCAGAAATATCATCTTCAAAAGAAAGTGTTATTGGTTCGAATGTATGTTTACCTGCAACCCATGCACGTGAATTATAACGATCTAACTGTACTTCCTCAAATGCTAGTTGTGGTCTGGTAACTGTAACAGCCTGCAAGCTAAGTGGTTGTGAATCAACACCGCCACCCAAATTAGCAAACGTTATTCTCCAACGATTCTTTTGCTTTGGATGTAATATACCTGTACCAACTCCTGGGATACCTATATCATTAATTGTAGACATTTAAAATTCCTTCTTTAATTATAGTGTTAAATTTCTGCACCAGTCGCCACTACACGAATTGGTATGAATATAAATTCTGCTGCCTTTACAGGCTTAATAGCAACGTCTATATACATTTCATTTCTATCGACCCTATCTGGTGTGTTATTGCTTTCATCACAGACTGTTACGAAATCATAAAGACCGCGCTTAACAATCAAATCCCCCAAGAAACCATCAACAACAGCTTTTAAGTTATCTCGCGTTAATGTATCATTTGGTTCAAACACAAACGATAATGTATTTCTTCTTAATTGTCGTTTAATATATTTAACTAATCTTGAAACATTTACCCTATCAAGTGCAGATGCTGCAGGGGTAGACATCTTCTGTCCCCATACAACCAATCCCTGACCTGGGAAATTTACTAAAGGATTAATATCAGACGTTGCGCCATATTGATATAACGCATCGCGTTCACCGGGATTTAACGCCAATCCAGTAAACGTAGTTGGTCCACCAAGTGTGCCCACTACATATCCAAGATCTGATACACCTGATATCAAACCGCGTCTTATTCCTGCTGGTGCAAACCATAAAAATGCAACATTGTCATTAAAGGTATATGTTCTTAATGCAATACCAGATGCGGCAACAACTACGTTCTTGCCATCTAAATTAGTACCAAGCCCAGATGGATAATAATATGCAACGTGGTTTGAACGTACTCTGGTTGGCGGTTTTGCCCAACCAGTTGCAGGATTTGTAATATCATCAACCGTCATATCCATGGGCGTATCTGCAATAACCAATGCCTCTTCTTGCATATCTATTGCAAGCGTTACCATTTCATCTACTACTTCATGATATGCCGGACAAAGGATTAAATTATAATCAAATGTTTCAGCACGAATGTCTGTGTTACCAATAACGGTAGCTTGTAATGCTGTTACAATTTCAGCTCTACGCGCTGCATCATTAGCTCCTAAACTAGTATCATTCAAAAATTCTAATGTGAATTTTGTATTATCTGCTGCTGCTACCAAAAACGAACCAGCATCTGTCGGTGTAAATTCACCAGCAGTATTAGGATATGTTGTGTTATATGGAGGTATGGCGATGTTTGTTGCTATGTAATCAAACCCATCATATACACCAACTGGTGCCAATGAATAATCACCACCTGGATATAAATCTAATGCCAACGCTGTTGTTGTGTTACCAAAAAAGTTTGGTTGTACATCAACAAAAGAAAATGATGCAAACAAGCTTGTTGTTGCTGTTGATGCTAGTGGGATTAATTCTGCTGGTGTGACAGATGTTTTTGTTCCGCCACCAACATTTGCTTGATCGATAAAATCTTGAACCAAATTTTCAAGAACAACTTTTGCGGAGGCAATTTTTGTATCCCACAATGTTCTTAATTCTGTCAGATCGTCATTTAGATTTACATTAGCACGAATAACATAAGCCCTTGAGCCTATACCAAGATACTGATTTAATGCAAATAATCCATATTCGTTACGTGCATCACCATGCTGCGGTGCCCCATTAATGTCTTCCAAAAAGTTTGGAACACCATAAAGTTCTACACTTTGTTTTAAAGAGGTTACTGTTCTAATAACATTATTTTCAAAGGTTCCTTCTGCAGGGAATGCTATGCCGCCATCCACTACTGGCTGTGTTTTTTCATCTTGTGTTGCAATAAAAAACAAAGGTACTGTGGGTGCCGAAACAGGAATGAAAAAACTTTCATCCGTTACTGTTACGCTTACGCCTGCGCTTACCAAAGTTGCCATATTGTGTTCTCCTTAACTGTGTATAATCGTTCCACTCCTTGTGGCTATATGTATTTATAAAAAGGCGTACAAAAAGCCTTATTTTGGCATTATGTAATATCTACATCATCACTGGAAAAAACTTTTTCATATTCAGCGCCTTGTGCATCTAAATCGGCAATAATATCGTAAGAATTAGTAACATCCGTACCGATAGCACCGATTCTAAGATAGATATCTTTGATATATTTTTTATGAACATTTACTGGCGTAGACAAATATATGGGCACCAGAAATCCCATTCTGGTCTGGACCAGTCTACGGTCTGGACCTTGTGGTACAGTCTCATCTAATCGTATATCAACCAATTCAATAGATGTTAATCTTGTGGTATCAAATATCTCATCAGTTGTTTGAATCTGTATAACAGGATCAAACAATGTCATTATCTGTTCAATGATTTGCATATGTTGATCTTGGTTACTTGCCCATATTGCTAATTCAAATTGTGCCATATAAGGCACTGGCTGGCGTTGTTCAATAACCTTTAGATCATCAGGGAAAACGCCACCCGATGGCATATAAGTGTTACGCTTGATCACACCAATACCCTTTCTTCTATCTGGTGCTTGATCAATACCACTAAGATGAAACGACATCATTGGCAGTCTCAATGGTTTGTTCTGTGTGTTATCACTTTTAATGTGACCAACTACCCTATCCATCGATGCATTCTTTATAGGGACTTGTATTAAACTAGGTTCTCGGTTTTCATTCCAGCCAACCATTACTTTAATACCAGCAAACACTGCCGCAAATTGCACAATATATGAACGCATTTGCTCATCATAATAATAATCATCTAATACTGTTGTTGCCATTACACACCCTCTTTACATGGATCTTTAATCACTTCGCGGGTTCTTGTCACTGAACTTTCGTCGGCAATATCAGGTGATGTTTTAAATTCATCCAATAATGGTTTCACCGGATTGTATTGTGAACGAAGATCTGTTTCTAAATATATCCATCTCCCCTTTTCCGTAGAATATCGATATAACCTTGCAGGTATATCTTTCGATAATCCTTCATAAATTAATCTATGATAATCCCCATGGGAAGGATTGGTTGGATATTCAAAGGATTCTGTGAACGGCGCATTGTTCGGTGGCATAGCATCCTCAACATATAAGCCTGTTGGGTTCAATCCAAATTTTGTTATTTTTGCACCCGCTTTTGCCGCAGTATCTATATCAACTTGTTCAAACTGTCTGATAGTATTAGAACCATCAGCACCTTTTTCCGGTACCGCATCAACAGCTTCAGCTTCAACAGTACGACTTACATCAAAATAGTCTTGATATAATTGATTGCTACCATCATCACCAAGTGTTAAACCAGTTTCATCTGGTGGTGGTTCTACTAAATCACCAAATATGTCTTGTGTTTCTTGTGATGCATACGCTGGTTGGGCAACAATTCTTAATAATGTTGGTTGCCAGCCTGGGGTATAACCCTCTGTAGACCAAGATACATCTGTTACTTCCATCCATTTAAGCACTTTTAATAGGTCGGCAGAATATTGTGCCTCGCTTGGAATTTCCATTATGTCACCAACAACAAGAGGTCTTCCTAAATGTTTTATACATGTTGAAAAACTTACCGAAAGATACATTGACAACGATGGGATCTCAATACCAAATTGCGATAATTCAGTTAAATTATCAGTTAAATCATAATAGCCTTTTATTGGAATTACATCTTCTGCATAATCACGGTCCCGATTTTCAAGAAAGATTTTATCTTGGATGTTATTAAAGTTTGTCGCAACTATATTGTGAAACATTTGAATTGCTGCAACACCCCACAAATCATCAGAAGTAGTTCCATTAAAATCTAATGGACGTATTCTCCAATAACGAGATGGTACAGAATGTTTAAATTGAATGGTATTTAAACAATCATCATCTGGAAATAATACAACAGATACACCATACCATTTAATACCATCATCGGATCGTTCTATACGAGCGCGAGTAACACGGCGTGCTGCCACCGAACTTTGTTTTATAGCTATGATAGCAACGTGTTTAAACACGCTGGTATCAACACCATAAGCAGCTCTGGAAGCATCGTATGTTTTTATATTACCAAAATCATAACCGATATAAGATGATGCCGCGACACCAACCCCGCGTTGAACAGAGCGCCATTCTGATACAAATTTATCAAAAGCATTATCGGCAGGAAATGTTGGTGCGTCACCGCCGGAAATAGCAATGCCGCGACCTGTACAATCAACTAGTTTTCCCTGTTCGTGAACACCAAGCAACTTATATATGTTTAATTTTGCGCCAGCAATATTCAATGCTTCTTCAACATTACCTTCTATATGCCGATCAGCTGCATTTCCCTGTTGTAAATCAAATGGACTACAAGAAGGATTAGCAGAAAACGCTTTACCAGGAATAGCCGTTGTGCACGGCGTTGGTTTTGGCATAGGCAAATTTGTAACTGGGTCTAAACCAAAATCTGGTCCAACAACAGCCTTACAAGAATCGCCTAATCCATTACAATCTTTCATTATCTACCGCGACGAGTTACCTTGTCACCAGCACGGCGTCCATACTGATTACCAGCTTGTCCAAAATTAATTTCCATTTCGTCTTCCTTTCCTTTTGAAAAATCAAAGCTTGGATATTCTGAATTCATTTCACCACCTGTGCCAGCCATTTTAGCACCATCAAAATCAGAGGTATCATTATCGCCGGGCATTTCGCTATCCATATCACCCATTTCTGCATCTGCGCCATTATTTTCTTCATCACCCATTTCAATGTCGCTAAACATCCCTCCTTCCATATCATCACCAGCTTGTGTATCCAACAACGATTGTATTAATGCATACACTTCTTGACGCATCTGTTGCATATCAATACCACGTTCTTGTGCATACTGTGCTACTTCTTCATCTGATGGCGTTGGATTATCTGAAAAGAATTGTTGCATTTCACCAGTATCATCCATGCCCATTTCTGAATCCATGCCCATTTCTGAATCCATGCCCATTTCATCGCCCAATCCTTCTTCACCAGCCAATTGATCTTTAAATTCATCTGGAGACATTCCTTCGCCATCAACTGGTTCTTCTTTAGGATATTGCTCACCGGACATGCCATCATTCATACCAGATGTCATATTCATTTCTTCTTCTTCGGCTTTTTGTTGCCTACGTAAAATACTATTCATCTTATAAGCATCAACAACTTTATTGCCGCCTTTGCCTTGTGGAATCATTTGCGTGTCACCCATTCCCATTCCGTTTTCACCATCTGGTACACCCATATCACCGTAACTACGCATTTCTTTTATTGCTTTTTTTAAAAATGACATTATTATTTCTCCATTGTCTTAATCTATATTTATACCGTTCCTTATGTTTAACCTAAAACAATACTACCTTGAAGACCAACATCTTCTGGAACATCTGCAACAAAGTCATCCAATTGTGTCATTAGTTCATCACGATATGATTGTGATAATGTAACTAATTCTGCTGCGTTAAGTGTTATACCACCGCCAGCACCAGGAAGTGATGCAAACTTGCCGCGAATTTGTGATAACATCATCATCGCTTCTGATAATGCATATCGTTCAATCCATGGTTTACTATATCGATCTTTTAATAAATCCTGTTCGGTACGTTCAACCATACAATCCATCAATACTCGTTCATTACGAGTGAAGGAACTATAAAAAGAAAGTATTCTATCGTTCTCATGCCAGCCATATGTCAATCGCGTTGCAAATAACATTTCTAATTGTTCTACATATTGACTAACCAAATGAAAACTCGTTAAATCATACGTTCCCATATTATATAAATGTTGTAAAACTATTTGTCCATATGCACCTGCACCATGCGCTGATGATAAAAATGCAGAAGTGAATCTATAACACGCCATGATTGTTACAATGCGATTATAGCCAATTACTTTATTGGTCAGTAAATATTTTTGTTTATGACCTTGTATATCTAAAAAGAAAAATCCACGCCGATAAGCACCGCCTGCTCGTTGTCTATAATTTTCAAGTCCAAGACTCACACAAGTATCTAATTGAACATTGTCTAATTCAACAGTTACAATAGGATGACCCAATTGGCGACGAATGCTATCCATAAGTTCACGACGTTCATCCGGTGTACCATCTGTTCCAACACCATCTTCTAAATAAGAAGGGACCGCTGATTGTCCATCATTGCCACCATAGGGCGCAATTATATTTGCGAGTGGTGATAAGTTTGCCCACAAAAAAATGGTATCTGCGATATCGCGAGTTGGATAAAATCTACCAATACTACTACCTTGTGAAACATATTCACATTCAGAAGCTGCAATGTCATTTACACCATGGAATGCATAACCTGTTCCTATCTTACACGGCGATGAACTAGCAATAGACCCTTCTGGTGAAGGAACAAGAATCGCAGTATTGCTACCTTTTTCTGATGTAAAGAAAAGTATGTTTCCATTTTTATCAAATGTTGTTATTGCCGCAGGGGTTGCCAAAGTCCATGTCGTTCCAGCCCATGTATACAATTTTTTATTTGATGAGTCGTACCACAATTCACCACGAGCTGTGATGAATGGCTGTCTAGAGAATGCTACAGATACCCAAGTTATTCCATTGCGAACAAACAATGTTAAGTTTGTAGTATCATACCAATATGTTCCATTGGGTATAGACGTTGGATCAAAATTAGAATCAACAGGATCTATTATATTCCAACCAGCTACTGGTGTATTCCATACAAACCATTCATTTGTTGAAGGTTTGTACCATGCATCACCCAAAATTATAACCGTTGGATCTGTTGGTTTTTCAATATGTATTGTTAGGATCCACCCAGTTCCATCCCAACTAAATAGTTTTGAAACTGTTGGATTATACCAAAGCGAACCTACTCCGATTGGTGCTACCTGTGATGGATCTAAAACACTTTTTATAAAAGATGGAACTAAATCCCATGTTGAATTCAATGAATCCCATGTGTATAAATTATCATCTACAGAATTCCACCACAAATCACCGGATTCTGTTGTGGTTGGATCTTCCAGCCATACTAATACAGGTAATAATATCCAAGTGTCTGTTGCTAATACATATTGTTTTAATTCTTCGTTGGTTGGCGAGTACCACAACATGCCATTGGTTTTAGGTGATGGCTCAAGATCTTGTATTTTTGTCGTGGATGTTAAATCTACCCATGTAGTACCAGAGCGAATTGATAATGTCTGGTCGGTATCGTTAAACCAATAAGTACCATTCGATAAATTGTTTGGTTGTTCATTCCAAAAAATAGCAAATGTTTCCAACCAACGTTCCTGTGCTTCATCCCATACACTTAACGTTTTATTTGTTTCATCATACCAATATGTCCCACATGGAACGGTAGGGCAATCACTTGGATCTGTTATTGATATTGTTGTTTGTTTTTCAACCCATGTCGAACCATTCCAAATACGACCAATTACACCATCAAACCAATATGTATCACATTCTGGACTAGTTGGATCAATTTCACTTCCTACGAATGCTATTATATTCCAACCTGTTGGATTAGGAATGTTCCAGCGTTGTAAAATTTTAGTTGCCGGATCATACCAATATGTACCAGCTAATATATTAGATGGGTCTGTGGGTTCAACAATTGTTGGTATTTCAGAGTAAGTATATCCATCAAATTGGAATAACTTTTCTTCCATGTCGTTCCAATAAAACCTTCCAGAGTTTGGCGGTATTGGTGATTGGGTAGGATTATCTATTAATAATATTTTATCATTAATAGTATCGACTAATTGTTGATAGGTACCAGCATCAATACCATCAATTGTCATTTCAATGGTTTTAAAATCTGTTCCTTCTGGAAAAGTATTATCGTAAATTAAATCAAACTGGTATTCTGTGCCTGCTGTAAGACCTGTACCATCTGTAGGTAACACACCATTGCCACCAGTACCAACACGAATAACTTGTGCTGCTGGAATATCACCTTTGTTTTTACCACTATACAAATCAGAGTAAGCACGCACGCCATCAGAATGATATCTGTTTTGACAATCAAGTGCATACCCAGCAATATAATATGCTTTCGCTGGGTCAATGTCATTGATGACCATCGTAACTGTTAAGTCTTCGCCCCGACCTTTCTTCTCACATTCATAAAACGCACCAACAACAAGCGCGTTACCAATTTTATCTGCTGTGCTTAAATCGTAGTCTGCGGTGTTATCTGAAACATAGATGGTTCCATCTTGTGGAATGTTGGTTCCATCCATAGCTTCGGTATTAAGAAGAATTAAAATACCGGCATATATTCCGGTATCTGATGATTCACATCCTTGTGCTGGTTTTGGAATAGTCCATTCAACAGTAGCCTGTCCAGTAACAGGTACACCTTTATTTAACTTGATTTTTATTTCTTGACCTTCGGTTTTTAATGCGAAGGCAGCATCCTGGATGCTTTCAAAATCTGACATGGATAAACACTCCTTTTATTTAGAAGTATTTATGTGATTTGTTATGGGAATAGATTTAAACGTGTTCTGTATTACGTAGCAACCACCGCTGTAATTTATAAGATTGCCAGTAGGTTGCGTGGTTTTCTGAATCAACTTCTGGACAGACTCCTTCAAAAGTTATATTCAACGGCGTTGGTTCATCAATGTCAGTATATAACCATTCAACAATAATTTTATTAGAAGGTTTTAAATTAACTTGTTCTTTTTCTTCTTTTGATTCGCCAACAACAAGTTTGCAATATTTTGATATAATATATTCTTTAGTCTGCTTAGGAGTATCATTTATTGCTTCCCTAAGCGTTTCCTTAGATTTCAAATATTCTTTAAAGGTAAGATTGGCGTTCATCACAAAATCCATAAAAGTTTTT